GCTTGAAGATTAAAACTTATCATAATCTTCTTGCGTAGCTACTTCTTTGTATTTATAGTCGTCATTATTCTTTTCTGTAAACATATCATTTACAAGTCCAATTGTTAGTAGGGATAAATCAGAAACAGAAAGACCAATCTCTACAGCCCTTAATAGGAATAATGCTGTGGTCATTGGTCTTTCTGTTGGTCTTACTTTTTTTTAGGAACTTCTTCCGATTTTATATTAAGTCCCCATAACTCAATTAGCTGGGGTAGAATTTGATAAATTGAAAAGGTTGAGAAATTATCCAACCATTCTTCTGGACTATCAGGAACAGATTTATCTCCATGCTTTGCCATTACATAGGCTATATTTTCAAATAGTTCTAATGAGCCTATATCTAGATTAGATTTATCTTCATCGTTTTTCTTCATGGATTTTTCAAGTTCCATTAAGTCTTTGAAGATATCTCTTCCAAATTTAAGTCTATAGATTCTTGGGATAGCTGCTGAGGCACGAAAAACAACATCTTGTCCGTCAATTTGAATTTTCTTTGTTAGTGCCATATCTATCTACCTCCAACACTTGCTCTTGAAGGTGTTATTGTAGTTTCTGTTGGCATATAGACTGACTTGTACCAACCATCATAAGTTTCCTTTGTAGTTTCTTCGCCTGTTCTAGCCTTTACATTTCCATTCGGAAGTGGTCTTGCTTGGATAGATAAGGTTTCTGGTTGAACTTCTCTTGATTCTTCATTGGTTTCTCCTTCGAGAGTAGGTCTTGCTGCTGAGCAGTTATACATGACGTGACGAATTTTCTTTTGATCACCATCGAACTCAAATAACAATGCAAAGTTTGCAGTTTCTGAATTTGAAGATTCAATAAGAACTTTGTTAGAATCTGATTTTTCCATCAAAACATCAGTCCTAAAGGATTCTGGAATAAGGGCGATTTCTAAATCTCCATCATATCCCATATTGTTTGAAATAGTGTAGTATTCAATTCCATCTGCATAAAAGCTTTCAGGCTCTCCATTTGGATCTAATGAAATCGAAACAGCACCAGGCATTGGCACTGGTGTCTTATATTTAATAACGCCCTCTTCGGTTTTATCGAAGAGAGCGTAGTGAACATTACAAATATTAAATTTAACTTTATTAGCCATTATTATTTACCTCCGTAATTCTTAAATTAAGTGTGAATTCATATAAAACTTCATAGAGTCTTTCTGATTCAATCCAAACTTCAGACTTTTCATAATAGATCTTTTCTCTATCAAGTATCTCTTCTATTTTTTCTTCTAATTTTAAATCTTTCTTATCGGTATAAAGTTCTAAGTCTATCTGTGTGTTTTTATAAAAAACCACTCCATCTGCACCAAAGTGTTTATTCTTTGGAAATAGATAGACCATAAATGGTGGATCTGGACTTTCGCCCTCAGCAAAGTGCGAATATGCAAAGGGAAGTCCTATCTCTTCAATTATTTTTAATAGCCTATCCATCTTGTAATTTCCTCATTATATTTTCTTCCAATTCTCTGATTCCTTTCTCCTCAGCTGGTCCAATATGAGGCTTAGCAGACACTCTTCCTCCTTGCCTAAGAACATGGCCTTTCTCAAGTAGATGAGCCAGCTGATATCTATTTCTTGAGTGAACTACGAGTTCTATTGAGTTTGATGTTTCTTTCATAGTTTTTACAGACCAGGACTTAGAATATTTCTTTGTTTCTCCTACAGGTGCATTTTCTTGTATGTCTTCTCTAATATTGCTACCAGCCTTTTTAACTTCCTTTTTGACTTCATCTGTTGCCATATCAGAATATTCTTCTAAGCCCTTCATTATTTCATTGGCGAGGTTTTCAATTTTTACATTCATCTACTCACCTTCCTACATCTAAACTTTATAAATCTGTTTTTGTAGTTCATAAAGTCAATTGAGATGATATTGTACTTTTCATCATCAAATAGAATTCTGTAATCTGAAGTATTAATGTTCTTCAGACTATTTTGAAATCTTACAGTAAAAGAAATATCTGACCTGTCTACTTCCATCCCTAGAAAAACTTCTTCGCCTTTACCTTGAAAAGAAATATAAGCTGCAGTTTTCAGATAATCTGTCCATAATGATTTATGGTTACCAATTTCATCCACCTCAACATTTTTATTTTGGAAGATTATTTTTCTATTTAAATCCGATACCCTCATTAGAACTCAGCCTTTCTCATTCCAAACAATAAAGCCCTTAGAGTTAAGTTTAATTCAGAATAATCTGCTTCTTCTCGGTGTTCATAAAGATAAGCGGTCATATATAAGACAGCTATCTTTCCATTTGGATTTTTAGAAAGTTCTTCTTCACTATTAACTCTAGCTACATCCATAGAATGTTTGATTGATGATTGGATGAGAGAATTAATCATCTCATCCTCATCATCAAAATCCACCCTTAAATAGGACTTTGCCTCTTCAAGAGTAATCATAATTTACTCCTTAGGCAGTAGCACCGATTTTTAATAGTTTAACTGCTTCTCTTAAAACTAAGATGCCATCTACTCTTTCTTTTCCTAAGAAACCAACCATACCATTTCCAGCAAATAGTTCCTTTAAGTCTTGGAAAGACCTATTTCCCCTATCTCCAATCTTGTAATAAGAAAAATCGCCAAAGGCTACTGCAAGTTTTCCTTTATCAGCTTTTGGAGCAAAGGCTGATGTGTAAGCGGGGTATCCTAAAAGTCTATCTGGTTCTCCATCTTTAAGTGATGGTTGCCAAATATATGCACCATTAACATCTTTAAGTTTTCTAATTTGAGCAACTGTTGCATCATTTAAAATAAAGGCTGCTTTCTTTCTATATGGTCTATCTAGAGAGTAAACTAAATCAATTAATTCATCTGCAGTAATTGTTTGAGTCTTTGTTGTTCCTCCAAGTTCTCCACCCTTTTTAGAGTCAAAGATTCCTGTAGGCTTATTTACTCCATCACCATTTAAGAAAGCATCTTCTTCAGCATTTGCTAACGCTCTAGTAAATTCTTCAGTAATGTATTTTTCTAAATTAAAGGCTGCATCATAGAGAAGTTCTTCAGTAACTTTAATACCAACATGGAGTTTATGTGCATCAAGAGATACTTGATCAAATGTGCCGTCTCCAAAGGTAAGTTGACCACCTTCTTCAACCCATAGGGCTGCTGGCTTTGTAGCTGCAATATTGATTTTATGAAGTCCAGAAGTTTGAACTTTTGTAGCTAATTTTCTTACAATATTCTCATCTTCAAGACCATTTACAATATCTGCTTCCATTTCTTCTGGAACTAAATATCCACCACTTTCATCTGTACCTACTTTTAATTCATTTGAAATATCTCTAAAGTTAGTTCTTAATGCTTTCATCATAGACTTTTTATAGACATTTCTTGCTCTCATTGGCTTTTCTTCTTCATTAAAAGTAGAAGGTTCATTTGTTAATGCTTGAGTTGTAGGTTTTTCTAAAGTTTTATCCATTTCTTCTTCCCTCTTCTTTCTTTCGATTTCACGAGTATAATTCTCGATAGTTCTCTCCATCTCTTCATATGTCTTAAAGTCTTCATCAGACATTAGACCCTTTTCATCTTTCTTAGATTCAGCAAATGCCTTTGCCTCATCCCAAGCCTTAGTTCTTTTCTCCATTAATTCTTTTAAATCCATAATTACCTCCAAGTATTTTTAATTTTGTTTAATCTTTCTTCTACTTCTCTCATTGAGTGAGTTTTTACTTCTTTATTTATCTTTGTTAAAAGTGAGTTTGTAACTGCTCGTCTTGAAAAAACCATATTAGTGACTTTTTCATCTTTTCTTTTGTCAGTGAGAGTTCCATCACAAAATCCCATCTCAATAGCCTTATTCTTATCAAACCAAGTCTCTCCATCCATTAGATTAGAAATCTCTTCTCTGGATAAACCTGTCTTAATCTCATAGGCATTGATGATTGATTCCTTAACTTCCTTTAACATATCCATAGCTTTTTGCATTTCCTTTGAGTCGCCAATGGCCACAGTTAAAGGATTGTGAATCATCATTAATGATGTAGGACTCATCAAAACTTCAGTTCCTGCCATGGCAATGACTGATGCTGCCGATGCTGCTAGTCCATCAATCTTTATGGTCACATTTCCCTTGTGTTCTAAAAGCATAGTGTAAATTCTTGATGCTGCGATACAATCTCCACCAGGAGAGTTGATCCACACAGTTATGTCTCCACTTTTATTTTTTAATTCTTCAAAAAAGAGCCTTGGCGTGATTTCATCATCAAACCAAGACTCTTCTGCAATAACTCCATCTATATAGAGTTCATTTGAATCCTTTTTCCAATTCCAAAATATTTTATTGTTCTTCATTAGGATTTATTTCTTCTCCTTTCTGCTGATAAAAACTACCTGCCTCATCAAGCGGTAGCATATTTCCATTTACAAGATATAGGTCTCCACCTTCTTCAGCCGAGATCCTATCTAGATTTTCTAACTCTCTTATGTCATTTGCACTCATCCAACCATTCTGTCTTCCTACAGCATATCCATTCATTCTTGATTCATAGTCTCCTCTTAGAAGTCCATCAAGGTTAAATTTAATAAAGTAGGATTCTTTTTCTTTCTTTGTTAGTAGTGATCTTTCCAAGGATTGCTCCCAACGAACAATCCAAGGGTCGAGAGTGTATTTAACAAATTCAAGTGACTGTTGTTCTATATTTGAAAATGACGACTTCTCCAAGTCACCAATCATGTGAGGTGGTATTCTGAATATCCTTGCTATCTCATTTAACTGAAATTTTCTTGTTTCCAAAAACTGGGCCTCACTTGGTGCTATGGCTATGGGTTGGTATTTCATTCCTTCTTCCAGTACAGCCACTTTGTTGGCGTTCTTAGGCCCCTGAAAGGCAGCATTCCATGACTCTCTAACTCTTTCTGGGTCTTTAATAATTCCTGGATGCTCTAAAACTCCACCTGGTTGTGCTCCATTTTGGAAAAAGCTAGCACCGTAATCTTCACAAGCCATAGCCATGCCTATAGCATTTTTAGCCATTGTAATTGGTGAGTATCCAATAAGACCATCAAAACCAAGTCCAGGTATATGAAGGATATCTTCTTTTAAGAGATAAACTTCTTCTGATTTGTGATTGTATTTATAGAAGATTTCTCCATCTTCACTTCTCATAACAGTCATCTTATTTGGCATTAAGGGATAGAGTCCTATGACCTCATTTCTGCCATTACGAATTATCTGAGCATAGGCATTACCCCAAAGTAGTAGATGGGTCATCAGTGTTTCTCTAAATACAAAGGAAGTCATCTCAGTATTTGGTTCATCATGAAGTAAGAAGTATAAAGAATGGTCTCTTGCTTTTTCTTTTGAATTTGAATTTTCTTTCTTGTATAGATGTAAGGGAAGTCCTGCTAAGGTTTCAGCAAGAACTCTCACACATGAATAAACTGCCGTCATTTGCATGGCAGTAAATTCGTTGACATTCCTTCCTGCAGTTGTTCTCCCAAATAAAAAAGACGATGAAGATATCCTCTCCCCGTCTTTAGGTTTGTCTCTCGACTTGAATATTAAATTTAAAATGTTTATATTACCACCTCCTAAATTTAGGCATAAAAATAGCACTCATCTAAAAGAGTGCTAAATATAAATT